GTTGGCAACACAACTAGATCTGCAGTTGATTTTTCTGATGCAGTTAATATAACAAATGAAGGTGAAACAGGATTACCATTTAATAGATCTCAACTTGCATATATGATTCCACCTAGAGTTACAACTGCTCAAAGGAATCTTTTACGAGATGCTTACACCAATTCCGCAACACTTTTATCAGGTGCGATGGTTTATAATACAACAGTAAATAAATTACAAGTCTGGAATGGAAGTGCTTGGGAGACAGTAACTAGTAGCTAATGGCAATTAAAAATTCAGGTTCACCATTAAATTTTTCTGAAATCGAAGATGAATTCGGACAAAATCCTGGTCGTAGTTTAGGTAGATATAGAAATACGCATCCTGATTTTGGAAATAAGAATCTTGGTGAATTGACAAATTTACCTTTAGATACTGGTATACCTACGTCTGGAGAAATAAAATTTAGTGATTTTTACAGTAAAAGAGCAAATATAGTTGTTGATTTACATTCATTTGGTAATGCTACTTTTAATCATAATGCGTATACAAATCGGTTTGCGAATGGTAATTATAATATAGTCGGTAATTATAGAACATCTATCAATAAAAGTGAGTGGCAGGGAGGGAAGAAAGTGATAATACATATCAATGCTGAATTTGGGTCACAAGATGCATCACTTACAAATCATTTTGCATTAGAAATGGGGGACATAAGTGATACAGTTACTAATGCTTGGCCGACATTAACCACATTTGCAATTGATGTAGGTAGTAATGGTCTTGTTGGTGGGAAAGGTGGTAATGGTGGAAGTAGTGGAAATGAAGAAACAGTTGGTGAAAATGGTGGTGCTGGCACAAGTGGTATGAAAATACACTCAGGTTTCCAAGACGAGATTTCTGGAGAGTCAAGGATATTTGGCGGTGGCGGTGGCGGTGGAAGTGGATCTGGAGCTGAACAGAATGACTGGGGAGATAGAAACTCTGCTGCTGGTGGTCGTGGAGGCGGTGGTGCAGGTTTACCAGGTGGAGAAGGTGGTAATGGAAATGAAAATGAAGATGGTACAACAACTGCTGGTGGAGATGGAATAAATGGTCAAAACGATGCAGAAGCAGTTGGTGGTAATGGTGGTAACGGTGGAGGAAGAGCTCAACCAGGTGAAAATGCCTCTGGTGGTAGAAATTTAGAGGGTTCTAATGGTAATGGTGGACCTGCTGGTAGTCAATACGTATTTTATTAATCAAAGGTATGCCAACCCGTAGCGATATATTTTGTATCGGTTGTGCTTATCTGACCCCTATGAGTATGTGTCCAATAAGGTGGCCAAATAACTAATCTTCCTTGAACAGCATTAACACCTATATTGTAGGATGGGAACAACGTTCCACCGTCTTTTACATCATTTAGGTAAAACATCCAAACTAGAACACGAGAAGATGATTCATTATCAGCTGTTTCACAATGAGTTTTAAAATATCCTTCATTTGGATTATACTTTTGTAAGTTGTAATAATTATAACAAGACCAAGGCTTGATGCTAAAATCTATTTCGGGGTACTGTTCAGAATATTTACGAACATAAATTTTTAAACTTGTAGAAATTATTTCAGAGATTCTAGATCCATCGTATAAAAAACAACTTATATCTGTAGATTTTTTCGTGGATGGTTGTATTTTATGTCCTCCACTTGTTCCTTGTTTTTGTTTAGTTTTATTTTCTTCAAATATAGATATGATCTCATTACATTCATTTTTAGTCAATGCATTATCAAAAATAGAAATGTAACTAGGAAAGTTTGTCATTGTCTATCTTTACAACCAAAAAATGATGTAATAGCATATCTTCCCCATCCATCATAATAATCAGAATTTTCAATTTTTACTTTTCTTACACCGTGTTCTACCCAACCAGGAAAAATAACCATTGAATTATTATCACAAGGAATTTTCATATCATATTTTGGAAACTCTAAGTCTCCTCCTTTAAACTTTTTAGGTTCTTTATAAAAATATGAAAATGCTAAGAATTGAAAGGGTTTATCTGTGTGTGGATCATAGTATTCTCCATCATGATAATATCTTACCTTTGTAACATCCCAATTTGAATCATTGGCAATACTAACACACCCATGAATTTTTGAGAAGGTATTTAATACACCACAATTAAAAAGTTTTCGATTGATAGTTAATATATTAGATACATTCCTAAAGTTTGCTTTTTCTTTTTCTTTTGTTCTATCACGATATATGTCATCCAAGAGCAATGCTTTTGCATTTGTATGACCGATTACACCACCATAATTTTCAGCAGGTAATAATTTATTTGGAGCAGTGTAGAAATCTAATTCTTTCCATATCATTTCTAATTCAAATTGATTATAGAAATTGTTTATGACCATCAAAGGGAACGGGTCACAATATATTTCTGCTTCGAGTTGTTCTTTTTTCATAATTGACTACTTTGTATCCATGCCCAACAGGTGACGAGATACTTATCTCCATCAATAGGTGGATTACCTCTATGAACGTGGGTATATTGACAGGGAAAAATTAATACGTCACCTGCGACAGCTTTTTCTCTTTTATTTTGATACAAAAATTCAGTTTCACCTCCATCAAAATCGTCATTGAGATAAATTTGAATGACAAAAGTTCTACGAGCATCACTCACAGTGCCATTTTCATAATGCCAAGTATGAAATCCACCACCACACTTTATTTTTTTTACTTTACAATCGTGAATAAGAAATTTTCTCAAACCTAAAACTGGAAATTGTTTGAGATATTTGTCGATACAGGGTTGAATTTTAGGAAATATTTTATTTGTAATAGTTGCAGCCATTGGCAATGTGATTCCATTGTCTGAAAGAAGATTGACCGCATCTTGATCTTGAAATGGTCGATTATCTAATTCTTGAGGGAAAAGAAGAGAATTATCGCCAAGAAAATCAATATGCCCTATTATTTCTCGACACTCTTCTCTTGTAAATGCTTTCTTATATCGAATGATAAAATCAGTCATTCGATCATTTTCATTATTCGCCATACATAATCAACTTTGATAATATTATAACATATATATTCTACTTGTCAAAAGCTAATCAGAGTGTTATAATATTTTTATGGAAAAACTATTCGTTAGGGAAAATTTCTTTTCTGATGTAGAAGAAATTAGAAACATATCTTTGACATCGAGATTTTATAGTCCTAACGAAATAGAAAGGAGAGTAAACTGGAGAGGTTATAGGACAAAAGAACTTAGTAATTTCAAAAATGAATTATTAGATCAATCAAAAAAGTGTATTCTAGATGAAATTTTAAAAATATTTAAATTAAAAAGCATATCCATAGAAACTTTCTTTCATTTAACTTTTAGTGATACTAAAAATACATTAAATAACTTTGATAAAAATAAATGGCATCGAGATATTAATTATAATTATGCAGGTATCGTTTATTTGACACCAAATCCTCCTAAAAATAGTGGAACTTCTATTATTATAGATGATAAAACAATTGATGTGCAAAATCACTATAATAAAATGGTGGCATATCCTTCTCATCTTACTCACGCACCTACAGATTTATTTGGTGATACTATTCAAAATGGTCGTATGACTTTAACTTTTTTTTGTTATGATTAAAATAGCTATTATTGGTGCAGGAAATGCAGGTTGTGTTACAGCATTGCATTATCAAAAATACTTATCAGAACAATCAGATAAATTTGAAATAGAAATATATCATAGTCCACATTATCATCCAATCGAGAAAGTAGGACAAGGAACAACCATACCAGTTCCAAGATTAATCTGTTCAATGTTGGATATTGATTGGTATAATAATCCAATTGATGCCACCATCAAAACAGGTATATTATACGAGGGATGGGGACAAAAAAATGATAAAATTTTTCATCCATTTGAAATGCCAAATGCAGCAATGCACTTTGTTCCTAAAAAGTTATCAGAATGTGTTATAAATTCAAAATTTTTTAAAGTACACGAGAAAGTAATTAATAATCCCGAAGATGAAATAGATGCAACTGTAATTTTTGATTGTAGAGGTAGGCATAATCGAGATAGTAGTAATTATGATTCACTTACTAATCCCTTAAATACTGTTCTTTTATCCAAGAAATTTGAAAAAAACCCTGATTTAATTTACACACGTTGCGTTGCAACCCCTAATGGTTGGACATTTGTTATACCAAATAAAGATAGCGTGTCGTATGGTTATCTTTACAATAATAAAATTACGGAACGACAAGATGCAATAGATGATTTTTCAAGCAGGTTCGGACTAGATTATATAATTGACGAATTAGTTTTCGATAATTATATGGCAAAAGATTTTTATAATGGAAGTAGAACTATATTACAAGGAAATATGTATGGGTTCATTGAACCGATGGAAGCCACATCTGTTGCTTTCTATCAGTATATTTGCAGACAATCTTGGGATTTAATATTTAAAATTCAATCTCACGAGTATTGTAATAATAAAATTAGAACAAATATGAAACAACTTGAAAATATAATCTTATGGCATTATCAATTTGGTTCAAAATTTGATACACCTTTTTGGAAATATGCTAAGTCTTTACCATTCAATCCAGACGATAAATTTTTAGAAATGATAAGTGATGAAAAAAATGATCCCAAACAGTATGGACAATGGAAAAAGTGGAACTTTGACAACTGGAAAAATGGTGTAATGATTGCAAAGTGACTATATCTATGCTATAATGTAGATATGAAACCAGTTATCAAGTATCAGGGTGGAAAGACAAAAGAACTTTCTAGAATTAAAGATTTTGCACCCAAAGATTTCAAACGGATAGTAGAACCCTTTTGTGGTGGTTCTGCTGTTGCACTACACTATGGAGATACTTGTGTATTAAATGATATTAATAACGCAGTTATTAACCTTTACAGGCAGATAGGAAGTGATAATTATCCAACGATACAGAGAAGAATAGATGAGATTAAGACATACGATCACGATAAGTTAGAGAAGGTGTTTTATTCATCAAGAGATATTATTAATGACCCTGATGATTATAGTGACTTAGAGTATGCTATTGCGTATATTGTTGTGAGACAGTTGTGTTTCTCAGGTATGGAAAGATATAACTCAGAGGGTAAATTCAATGTTCCTTTCGGACACTATAAGAAGATGAGTTGTAATTTATCTCCTGACCATCATAACTTCTTTACTAAGAAAGCAACGATAGTCAATACAGATGCAATTGATATTATTAATGAGTGTACTGAAGATGATTGGATATTTTTAGACCCACCATACTTGGATAGACTTGGTTATACTACAGGGGATGGGGGAGATACACTTCATACAAGACTTGTTGAAGCAATGAAGAATACAAAAGCAAAGTGGTTATTCATTCATTCCGATTGTGAGTTTTATCGTGAAGAGTTAAAAGATTACTACATTCATACAAAAGACTTTAAGTATATGCAGAACTTCGGTAAAGGTAAAGATCACTCAGGTTCAAAGGTAAAACATCTTTATGTAACCAATTATGTAACTGGCATATTCAATCACACAGAGAGGGAAGTTACTGCTACAATATAGACATCTAAAGAAAATTAATGCAACTAAGACCACATCAAGAGCAAGCAATTCAATCAATGTTAGACAATGACAAAGGACAAGTCATTGTTCCTACTGGTGGTGGTAAGACTATCTGTATGATTATGGATGCTGTCAAGCAGTTGGAAGATTATGGTACAGTTGTAGTCGTTGC